ATGTCATTAGTTTTCTATTTCCGTGAGGATATGGATAATCTTGGGTCATGGGAATATGAATCAATTCGTAAAAACTTTGTTGACACAAGGAGATTGAATAAAGATCATAGACTATGGAAACAATATTGGAATGGTGTTTCACCGAATATGTTCAATGAGAAAGAATGGTTTGATTTTCTTGAGAACAAAGGTGGAAAAAATATGGTGCAAGAATATCATCCTGAAGCATATGCTCAAAAACCAACATTAGAAGGATTTTTTCAATGAAGATAGTTTATTTGATTGGTATTCCAGGAACTGGAAAGACCACTGTGATGCGAAAGTTTATGAGTGAATTTGAAGATTGGAAGGATGATCGTCCAGCTGATTTGTTAGATACTCAATATATCAAAGAAAAGAAATTGAGAGTTCTTGGGAAATATAATGATGAAGAAGTTTTTGGTGGAACAGATCGACTTTCGATGGCAGTGGCTCCGAAAGCAATTGATTGGATTTTAAATGTTTTGAAAACAAATGAGATGATTGTTGGTGAAGGAGATCGACTCAATAACAAAAAGTTTTTTGAATCATGTGGTGATTCGTTGACAATTATTCACTTGACAGTTTCAGATAAAGAAAGACAACGAAGATACAAAGAAAGAGGATCTGATCAATCTGAAAAATTTATTCAGACCACCAAGACTAAGGTTCAGAATATTCTTGAGCATTTTGGTCCAAGAGCAACTCTCTTCGGAGAAGAAGAAGGTTGTGTGAAGACCTTTGTTCATGAGAATCCAGATGATACAGAAAAAATTGTGGATTTTATGAAAAAAGTGCTTGACATTTCCTAAGGGAAAGAAGATAATAAATCCAGATTGTTAATGATTGTTAATTTAATGCAGGATTTGTTATGAAAGCTACAAAGTGGTTGTCAATCTTCCCCAATGATCAACGAGCCAAATTTGACAACGATTACGTTGGTTTTGCAAAAAAAGATGATCGTGGATTTAACATGGGCGGATGTTATCTTTATGCATATGATCCAACAGGCGAGATTTTGAATGAAACACCTGATCATTTAGATGAGCGTGTGATTTATATTGGAACAGCTGGTAGCTCGACTGCAAGAGGAATCTGCTCAAGAACATTAGATTTCTCAGGAACAGTCATTCGTGGATTGAGTCAAAAGAATCCATATGAGAACGGAATGTATTTCCGAGCAATCTACGGAGAAGAAAACAAAAGACATTTATATGTTGCATACTTTCCAATGGGATACGGTCCAGAGATTAAACTGAAAGCTCATGGAAAAGAATCAGAATTGATTTCTGAGTATAAAAGTGTTTATGGATCATTACCACCTGTTGATGGGAGGCAAGGTCCAGAAGTCATGATACGAGAGCATGCAAAGGCACTTACAGTCTCTCAGATGAAAGAGCACATTAGATGGTGTATGAATCAACTCAAAATGAATGGAGAATCTATAGATGAGTAAATTTACAGAAGATTATGTTGCATTCGTGAATAGTGTGACAAGTGAGGAGTCAAGACTAAAATTTCCGTTTGACGCATCACTTTCAAAAATGGAAAATCAACATGCAGTTCCACCTCAAAGATTGATCACAGCTGCTCTTGGACTATCAGCTGAAGCAGGTGAATTTGGCGATCTAGTCAAAAAGTGTTTGTTTCAAGGGAAGGATCTGAATGCTGAAGTTAAAGAGCATATGGTGAAAGAACTGGGTGATGTCATGTGGTATGTGGCACAAGGTTGCATGTCATTGGGTGTTACTATTGAGGATATATTGAATGCCAACATTAAAAAATTAGAGCAACGATATCCGAATGGATTCGAAAAGATTCGCTCTGAAATAAGAGCACAAAAGGATGTATGATAAATTTCTTTCAAGACATAGCAAAAACAGCTGGAAATGAATATGCTTCATTGGTATCAGATGGTGTTGAGACGGGAGATGTAGATTCGTTTATTGACACTGGATCTTACATATTCAATGCACTTCTTTCAGGCTCCATATTCGGAGGATTACCTTCAAATAAGATTACTGCAATTGCAGGTGAATCCGCAACAGGTAAGACATTTTTTGTTCTAGGAATGGTCAAAAGTTTTCTTGAATTAAATCCAGATGCAGGTGTTTTGTATTTTGAGTCTGAATCTGCAATCACAAAAAATATGATTGAAGAAAGAGGAATAGATTCAACACGCATGGTGATTTTGCCTGTCACTACTGTTCAGGAATTTAGAACGCAAGCAATTAAAGTTCTTGACAAATACATTGAATCAGAGGATAAAAAACCAATGATGCTTTGTCTTGATTCTTTGGGAATGCTATCTACAACTAAAGAAGTTGAAGATACATCAGATGGCAAAGAAACAAGAGATATGACCAGAGCACAAGTTATCAAGGCTGCATTTAGAGTCTTGACACTTAAACTTGGTCGAGCTAAAATACCAATGATAGTCACAAATCATACCTATGATGTTGTAGGATCGATGTTTCCAACAAAAGAAATGGGAGGTGGATCTGGTTTGAAGTATGCTGCTAGTTCTATTGTTTATCTCTCAAAAAAGAAAGAAAAGGATGGAACTGAAGTTGTAGGAAATATAATTCATTGTAAAAATCATAAATCTAGATTAACAGTAGAAAACAAAATGGTAGATGTTCGTTTGAAGTATGATACTGGTCTTGATAGGTATTATGGACTTTTAGAACTAGCATTGAAACATGGTATATTTAAATCAATATCAACAAGAATTGAATTGCCTGATGGATCAAAAACATTTGGTAAAACGATTAACAATGACCCTGAGAAGTTTTTTACTGCTGAAATTATGAAACAACTTGATGAAGTTGCAAAAAAAGAATTTAAGTATGGACAAAAAATAATTGAAGAAGATGAGAAGAAAAACCTTGAGTTATTGAATGGATAATTATTATATTAAAACATATAATAATGTTCTTGATGTTGATTTTTGTAATCAACTTGTTAATTTTTTTGAAGAACATCCAGAACATCATGAAAAAGAATATTTAGAGAAATGTTATTCATTTACGCAAGTAAAATTACAATTACATAAAGAATGGAATTACTTTTCTAAAAATTTAGAATCAGTTTTAATTCCATTGTTATCAAAATACACCAGTGATTTTAAAATAGATAAAAATCGATTTCCAGAAAAACATGGTTTTGAAATTTTTAGAATGAAAAGATATTTACCAAACAATGGAGATCAATTCAAAAGTCATGTTGATGTATTGGACCATTTGTCTGCTAAAAGGTTTTTAGTTTTTTTTATGTATTTAAATGATAATAAAGGAGGAGACACAGTTTTTCCTGAGTTTGGTATAAAAGTCAAACCCAAAGTAGGAAAGGTTTTAATATTTCCACCATTATGGACACATTATCATGCTGCACTAAAACCTATAAAAACACCAAAATACATAGTTGGAAGTTACTTACACTATGTATAGAATTACAGAGGAACTATTATGAAGAATAAATTATATGAGATTGTTGACATTAAAGATGATAATCAGATGGGAATCAGACTATTAGAAGATGCAGGAAAATACGCTGGTATTGTTTTTAGATATGGACAAATAAAATTTTCGGACAAAGAAAATAAGGATGGAACATACACATTGACTTTTGATTGGGATTTGTTAAAATATAATGATATTCCCGAAGAGAAGTTAAACAAAGAAGAACTCTCTGATATTATATGCAAGATTATTGAAGAGTTATTAGAACTTGCGGTAAACAACAAAGAAGGATTTCATGTCGGAGCAAACAACAATAGAAAAGACAATACTGTCTCAGTTAATTTACAATGAAACATATGCAAGAAAAATATTACCATTTATAAAAACAGAATATTTTCATGACAGAAAGGATAAAATTCTTTTTGAAGAAGTACAAAAATTCATTCTAAAATACAAAAATCTTCCCACCAAACAATCTCTTGAAATTGATCTCGACAATCGAAGAGATCTCACCGATGATGAATATAAAATCATTCTTGATGGCATTAAACAATTAGACAAAACAGATGTCGATCAAGAATGGTTAGTTCAAACTACTGAAAAATTTTGCAAAGATAAAGCTGTCTATAATGCCATTCTTAAAGGTATTGGAATAATACAAGGAAAGGATAAAAAACTTTCTCCAGAAGCACTTCCTGATATTTTGACGGAAGCACTTGCAGTTGGATTTGATAATCATGTTGGACATGATTATATTGAAGATGGTGAATCTCGTTTTGAATTTTATCATAGAAAAGAGGAAAAGATTGAATTTGATCTAGAGTTTTTAAATAAAATTACAAAAGGTGGATTATCCCCTAAAACACTAAACATTGCACTTGCTGGGACAGGAGTAGGTAAATCATTGTTTATGTGTCATTATGCTGCTAGCTGTTTGACACAAAATAGAAATGTTTTGTATATTACTCTTGAGATGGCAGAAGAAAAGATTGCGGAAAGAATAGATGCTAATTTAATGAACATTCCAATCACAGATTTGGAAACTATTTCCAAAAAGATGTTCACAGATAGATTAAATAAAATACAGAGCAAAACACAAGGCAAACTTATTATCAAAGAATATCCGACTGCTGCAGCACATTCTGGACATTTTCGTGCGTTAATTAATGAATTAGCATTGAAAAAATCTTTCAAACCAGATATAATCTTTATAGATTATTTGAATATTTGTGCTTCTTCTCGATTCAAAACGAACGCAAATGTTGGATCATACATGTATGTAAAAGCTATTGCTGAAGAATTACGAGGTCTGGCAGTAGAACATGATGTTCCGATTGTCAGCGCAACACAAACAACTAGAGGTGGATATTCTAACTCTGATGTTGATTTGACAGATACTTCAGAATCATTTGGACTTCCTGCAACTGCTGATCTAATGATTGCATTGATTGTAACTGAAGAACTTGAAAAATTAAATCAGATTATGGTTAAACAATTAAAGAATAGATACAATGATCCAGCAATCAATAAAAGATTTGTAATTGGTGTTGATCGTAGTAGAATGAAGTTGTATGATTGTGAGCAGAATGCTCAAGAGAACATACAAGATTCAGGAGTTGATTTGGATATTGGAATCCAATCAAAATTTGAAAAGTTCTCAGATTTTAAAATATAATCATTATAAATATTATTATATTCAAGAATTTGGAGATAAATTTGCTTAAATTCAATGCATTTCTTGTTGAAGGTAAAGAAAACAAAAATTTACATTTGGAACACATCGAAGATCAGATTATAAATTTTGGTATTAATGGTGGTCGTGCTGCAATTAATTTCTTAAGATCGCTGAGAGATATGCTTGCTGGTGCATCAAGATCATCCATTAATATGACTGTCAAGTGGGATGGCGCTCCAGCTATTTTTGCTGGTAGTGATCCTTCTGATGGGAAATTCTTTGTGGCTAAGAAATCTGTTTTTAATGCAACTCCAAAACTTTATAAAACAAATCAAGAGATTGATGATGATATAAAAGGATCTTTGAATAATAAATTCAAAGTTGCACTTGAAGAGTTTTCTAAACTTGGAATCAAAGGTGTTCTTCAAGGAGACTTGATGTTTACTGATGACATCAAACGAGAAACTATTGATGGTGTCAAGTATTATACTTTTCAGCCCAATACTATTGTATATGCGGTTCCGATTAAATCAGAGTTAGGAAAGAAAATTGCCACTTCCAAAATAGGAGTTGTATGGCATACAACTTATACAGGGAATACATTGCAAGATATGTCTGCAAATTTTGGCGCAAATATTTCAAANTTA